TGGTTTTATTGAAACAAATTTATCCAAATATACTACCACACAACCTTGGCGTAAAGGATATTCAAATCGCTTACCTACAAGGTCAACAATCTGTCATCACCAAGCTAGAAGCTATACTTGAGGATGACCAACCTGATGAGAATTAATTATGTGTATGAAATCCCCAAGACCACAAGCTGCACCACCTACTCCTGCTCCACCACCACCACCTGAGAAACCACCTTCAGAATTAGAAGATGCCGTAGACTCTAATGCTACATCGTTAAAGAAGAAAGCTCGTGGAGTCAAAGGTGCATTAGGTCGAGGTAAGGTTGGCGCTCAAGTCGCCAAGGCAGCTTATTCGGCTACGTCAGGTCTTAAAATAGGATCATAAAGGAAACCTAACATGAACGAATTATCTATCGGTAAAAGCTATGAGAACATGGCAGCAGACAGAGATGCGTTCCTATCAAGAGCAAGGTCTTGTGCTGAGTTGACGATACCTACGTTACTCCCTCCAGAGGGACACAACGGTTCATCTAACTACGACACACCCTTCCAATCGGTAGGTGCAAGAGGTGTTAATAACCTTGCATCAAAACTGTTAATGACACTGCTTCCACCCAATACACCGTTCTTCCGCTTAACCATAGATGACTTTGATTTAGTCGAGTTAGGTGGCGATCAACGAGGTAAGGCAGAAGAAGCTCTAGCTCGTATTGAACGTAGTGCTACACAGATTGTAGAATCAAAAGCTATACGTGTTCCTACGTTTGAAGCCTTGAAGCAGTTAATTGTAACAGGTAATGCTCTAGTCCATATGCCTCCTAAGGGCGGTATGAAAATCTTTCGACTAGACCGCTATGTTGTCCAGCGTGATACCATGGGCAACCTCCTAAAGATTATTGTCAGAGAGACTATTGCGTATGACGCACTACCTCCTGAGATACTAGAAGCTTTGATGGAGAACCCTGAGTACCAAGCAGATACAAACAAGAAAGAATGTGATCTTTACACATGTGTCCGTAGAGTTGGTAAGAAGTATGAGGTACATCAAGAAGTACATGGGATTGTTATCCCTAAGTCTAAGGGTTCATACCCTGAAGATAAACTTCCTTGGATGGCTCTACGCTTTATCTCTATAGACGGTGAAGATTACGGACGAGGTTTTGTAGAAGAGTATGCAGGTGATTTAAAATCTCTTGAGGCTCTCACACAAGCTATCGTAGAAGGCAGCGCAGCAAGCGCTAAACTTTTATTCATGGTTAGACCAAACGGTACAACTAAGATACGCAACATTGCAGACTCACCTAACGGTGGTATCATCTCTGGTGATGCTAACGATGTGACAACACTGCAAGCAAATAAGTTTAACGACTTCCGAGTTGCACAAGAAACAATGAACACCATCACAGAACGTATGTCGTATGCTTTCTTACTTAACAGCTCTGTACAACGGAACGCTGAACGAGTAACAGCAGAAGAAGTACGCTTCATGGCACAGGAATTAGAGACTGCTCTCGGTGGTATCTACTCTGTACTATCACAAGAGTTTCAAGTCCCCCTTGTTAATCTACTGCTTAATAAGATGCAGAAAGAAAACAAGATGCCTAAGTTTCCTAAAGACACTTTAAAACCTCAGATCGTTACTGGTCTTGAGGCATTAGGTCGTGGACAGGATCTTAACAAACTTCAATCATTCCTTTCAATGCTCCAGCCTTTAGGTCAGGAGGTTATTGCAAGTGAATTAAATATCGGTGATTACCTATCTCGCTTAGGTGCTTCTCTTGGTATTGATACGCAAGGTTTAGTTAAGTCCCCTGAACAGAAACAACAGGAACAGCAAGCCGCTCAAGAAGCCCAACAGCAACAGATGATGATGCAGATGGCTGAGAAGGGTGTTGCTCCTATGGCTAAGGGTGCTGCGGATGCAATGGCAGAAATGCCAGAGGAAGAGTAATGAGTAAACCTACAGCAGCCGATATGTTTCGTAGAGATGTGCCGAAGCTAGAAGGTGATCATTACCATACAGACACTCAGGGCATCCCCACATTAGCTTATGGTATTGCATTACATGTACCAGAGAATAAAAAGTGGGCAGACAGTGAAAGGATTAAGCATGGAGCAGGACGTTATCAGGATATTCCAAAAGAGATTGTCCTTGATAAAGCCGTAGAATTATTCATGCGTGAAGAGAAGCATCTTAGGATTAAAATCCCTGAGTATGATTCAATGAGTGCTAAAGAAAAATATCTACTATTAAACGCTCGCTATAACACAGGGCAAACCTTTGTTGGTTTATCTGAAGCTTTAATTAAAGGTAGAGGCAGTAAAAATCCACACACAGATGGATCACTGCTTGAGATATATAATCAGACCTCTCGTAAAGAAGGAGGTAAACGATCTAAGGGTATGGACAACAGATCCTTAAAAGAGTTAACTAATTCTGGTTATTATGATCCTTTTAATGAGGAACACAGAAAGACAGCTAAGAAAGCACTGCCCTTAGCAGTTCCCTCCTTAATTGATTCTGCTTTCCCTAACCTATAAAAACTAAAGAGACTATTTATGAGTACAGAAACTATATCTACACATGTAGAAGACGTTGAGAATCAAGAACACGCTGAAGCAATGATTGCTAAAGGCGAGCAAATTGAACAGAATAATAATCCTGATCAAGAGCAACGCCCTGATTGGCTACCTGAGAAATTTAAAGACCCACAGCAAATGGCTGAAGCGTATGCCCAGCTCGAACAGAAGATGGGATCAGGTGAAGAGCAAGCAGCTCCAGCAGATGAAGCAGCTCCAGTAGAAGCACAAGAGGGTGAACAACCTAGTGCTGAAACTGTACAACAAGCTGTAACAGAAGCAGGTATAGATTTTAATGCCCTACAGGGCGAATATAACGAACAAGGTGGACTCTCAGATGCTACGTATGACACGTTAGCAGAAGCAGGGTTCTCTAAAGATTTGGTAAGCAGTTGGATTAAAGGGCAAGAAGCCCTTAACAGCTCTTACGAAAGTTCCGTCTACGAAAGCGCTGGCGGAAAAGAAGAGTATGCAGCAATGACTCAATGGGCAAGCGAGAACCTCAGCCAAGCTGAAATCGCAGCCTATGATCGCTCTGTAGACTCTGGAGACATTGAGATGGTTAAGTTGGCCATCACTGGTTTAAGAAGCAAGTATCAAGCTGTAGAAGGATCAGACCCATCTTTAATTGGTGGACAATCTACTTCCTCGACAGGCGGTAATTATAGCTCGTGGTCAGAAGTGACGGCAGCTATGAAGGATACCCGATACGAAACTGATCCAGCGTACCGTCAACAAGTTGCGAATAAACTTAATCGCAGCAACATTAAATAGTCTCTTTACCCTCTTCGGAGGGTTTTTAATTCTAAAAGAAACGACAACACGAAAAACTTATTACCTTTGACCCGCTGCGGTGGACAATCTCAGAGAACAGATTGAGTGTTAAGTGACTGAGTAGAATAATCAATCATTTAAACATTTAACTTAAAAGGTAAAACATTATGTCATGGTCAGGAAAAAGCGCCACTCAAGGCGTATCACGATTAGGTTTAGCTAACGGTAAGGCAGATAACCGAGAGCTATTCTTAAAACAATTTGCAGGTGAAGTATTAACTTCATTTGAAGAAAAGAACGTATTTATGCCTCTTCACCGAGTGCGTACAATCTCTAACGGTAAATCTGCACAGTTCCCAAGCATCGGAACAGCGTCAGCCGATTACCATGTAGCTGGTACACAAATCTTTGGTGATTCAGTACCGCATGGTGAGACTACTGTAACTGTAGATGACTTACTCGTAAGCTCAACTTTCATCTCTAAAATTGATGAAGCGATGAACCACTACGATGTACGATCTACTTACAGTAAAGAAATGGGTAACGCTCTAGCGAACGCTGCTGATAAGAACATTGCTAAAGTCATCGCTGATGCTGCTGTAGCAACTGTTCCTGCTGATGGCGACCAAGTAGGTAGCTGGGCAGATGGTGAATTCACTGGTTTCGGTGGCTCTTCAACTGGTGGTGTTATCGACATCAACGGTGCTGGTGGTTCAGTTAATGATTTCTCTAGTGACAACTTTGTACAAGGTGTCTTTAACGCTTTAGAAACTTTTGATAGGAATGATGTAGGCGGTGAGAAGTTCTTAGTAGTTTCTCCTAAAGCTTACTACAAGCTTTTCAATAACTCTGCCTCTACAATCATGGATCGTGATTTTGGTGGTAATGGTAGCAGCGCTTTAGGCCAAGCTCCAACTATCGGTGGCGTTAAAGTATTAATGTCTAACCACATCCCTAATACTGATGAGTCAACTACCTCTCTAACTCCAACAAGCACCACTTACGGTTCGTACACTGGTGACTACACAGGTCTTCAAGGTCTTATCTTTACTAAAGATGCGGCTGCGACTGTTAAGTTATTGGATCTTGGTGTTGAGTCTGAGTACCAGATCTCTCGTCAAGGTACATTGATGGTAGCTAAGTACGCTATGGGTCACAACAAACTACGTGGCAAAGGCGCAATCCAATTAGTTGCTTCTGCAACATAATTTATTGTCCTAAATGAGAGCACCCCTTCGGGGGTGTTTCTCTTTATTTTTTCATTGAGGTAAACATGACAACTCCCACAACAAAACTGGAAGCAGTAAACTCCATGCTGTCTACTATTGGTGAAGCACCAGTAAACAGTTTAACTTCTGGCTTAGTAGATGCCGAGACTGCTGAGACAATTCTCAATGAAGTTTCTCGAAGTGTCCAAGCTCACGGCTGGAACTTTAACTCGGAACCAGATTATACTGTCGCTGCTAACATTAGCGGTGAAGTAAGACTCCCTACAGAAGTATTAAGAGCAGATTTAGCTGCCTCTATTACAAAGTTTAGAAGCTCTGTAAAAGAGTACGTACAACGTGGCAACAAGATGTACGATAAAGTTAAACACTCTTACAACATAGGGGAACCTCTCACACTAGATGTGATTATCCTATTAGATTTTGAATTATGTCCTGAAGTAGCAAGACGCTACATTGCTGTTAAAGCTGCCCGTATCTTCCAAGAGCGTATAGTTGGTAGTGATACACTGTCTGCAATGAACAGGAATGATGAACAAGAAGCCTTATTCGCCCTCCGAGAGATGGAAGGGGATAACGGTGACTATAATATATTCGATGACCATAGTACCGCAAGTGTACTTAATCGTTCTATCGGAACAAAGGTGACAAACAATGGCTCTAGTTTCTAAAAATATCCCTAACCTCATCAATGGGGTTTCCCAACAACCAGCATCTCTCCGTTTAGAGAGCCAAGGCGAAGCACAGGAAAACGGTTTGTCTGATGTTGTGGACGGATTGAAGAAGCGACCACCTACGAAGTTCTTAAAGAAGTTAGTTAGGTGTAACTCTAACTGGTTAGTAAGCTCGGCATCTCTGCCCTTACAAGGTAACTTGTCTACAGGCAACGTACAAGAGCTAACTTCGGTTGAATTAGCCAGTGCTTATATCCATACTTACAAACGTAGCAGTGACGAGCAGTACACTGTAGTTATCCTCCCCGATGCTACAACACCTATCGTTCTTGCTTATGACATCTTAGGTAACCTACGGTATGAGTCTAACAAGTCTAGCTGGCTTGCTGATGGCTCTAACATTACATATACAGATATAGATCCAACCACAGATTTAGAAGTAACTAAATATGGTAACGATGATGATGCTACTTACCTTGTAGGACTCAGTGCTACAGCTTTAGACAAAACAGATTTAACTTCTACATCCGTTGCTGATGCTACCTTTATTGTTAATAAAACAAAAACAGTAGAGATGGACTCTTCTTTAGAACCTGAAGATACGCATAATGAAGCGTTAGTTTATCTAAAGAGTACCAACTACGGTAGAGAGTATACAGTAAAAATCACCAGTCAAACTAAGAACACAACTATAGATTCTAATGGAGGAACTAACGGCAATACGCCAGTAGCAACAGGTGAGACTGACTCAGACAATGACAGCGCTTTCAAGCTAAGAGTCTCTAATGTTATATCAAGCCTCCGCAGTAATTTAGTAAGCAAAGGTGACGTAGCTGTTAGTGTCCTTTCTTCACGTAAGACCCCTTACGGGTATGCGGAATCAAGAGGTATCAGTACTCATAATAAAGGGAATAAAGTTAAGGGTAATTTATTTATACCCTTCGGTGGAGATAACCAGAGTATTGACCCAACCATTGCTGGTACATCAAACGCAGTTACAAATAAATATCTTCTCCAAGTTACAGCAGGTGGTCGTGTAGTACCTCATGGTAGTTTTGATATTGTTACAAGTCCTTATGCGGGTATTGAAATTAACGCTAATTATGGTTGGGAGACAGATAGGAAGAAAGCTAGGTCATATAGAAGTCACTTTAAAAGCATGGCCAGAACATACTTCTACCCTTCAAAAGAAATAGTTGTTACAAAAGTAGCAGCCGACCAAACAAACCAAAATATCCAGTTTTACCCACACTTATATAATGAAGAACCTTTTTTTGTCATAAGTACGTTAAAGAGTAGTGATGCTAACGATACATCCTTTGGTGACTTTGACATTCTTGTAACGGATGATGACGGTGGTTCTAACCTCAGAGCGTTTAAAGATAACGCTAAATCATTCACAGATTTACCTAACCAATGCGTAGAAGGTTTCCGCATCGGTGTAGTAGGCGATAACCAGAAGAAAGAAGATAACTTTCATGTTGAGTTCACAGGCAACGGTGGCTCTGGTTATTGGAAAGAAACTGTTAAAGCAGGGATTCAGAATAAGTTTGATCTGGATACTATGCCTCACACTCTTCGACAAGATCCTGATCAAATAGGCAGCTTACGCTTTTCTTTTGACACAGGTGATTGGGATGAGAGGGTTGCAGGAGATGAAGACACGAACCCAGCGCCAAGCTTTGTTGGTCAATCAATTAACGATATATTCTTCCACCGTAATCGCTTAGGTATTATTGCGGGTGAGAATGTTATCTTCAGCGAAGCTAGTGGTTACTTTAACTTCTTCCGAACTACGGTACGTTCTTTATTAGACTCTGCTCCTATTGATGTGGCAGTAAGTCAGAACGAAGTCTCTATCCTTCAAGCAGCTATACCTATTCAAGATAACTTATTACTCTTCTCAGAGTTAAACCAATTTACTTTATCAGCGGCACAGCTCCTAACACCCACTGAAGTTACTATAGATCAGTCAACGAAGTTTGAGTGTGACTTAGAAACCACACCAGTTGGTGCGGGTAACAGCGTGTTCTTTGCGACTAAAGCTGGTGGCTTTGCAGGGATAAGGGAATACTATACTAACAATGAAACAGAAATTAAGGATGCTACACTAATAACCTCACACATTCCTCAGTATCTAGAAGGTAACGTGAGAAAGATGGCAGCGTCTAGTAATGAAAATATCCTCGTGTGTTTAACCAACGGGAATAAAAGAGAAGCCTATATTTATAACTGGTATGACCAGAGTAATGAACGCTTACAAAGCGCATGGTCTAAGTGGAAGTTTGCTAAGGAAATAGAAGAAGTCTCCTTTAACAACGCTACACTGTACCTTGTCTTCAGTGATGGATCTTTTGAGTCCTTAGACTTAGCACCCTCAGAGGTAGAAGCTGTAACAACATTCGGAGGCTCTTCTGGTGGTACAGTAACAGCTTTTCTTAACCAAAACTTTCCTACCTTGGATGGTAATGTTAATTTAAGCACCGCTACAGATGCCTATTTAGGAAACTTTTATGTAAGCCGTAGCACTGACACCATCATATTCCTTTTCAAAACTACATGGAACCACCACGATCAGATTAATAGTATCTCTCTTGGTACTACTGTTTTAAAAGCCTCAGACGCTACAGTAGATTCCACAGGAAACATGGGTATTACTTATACACGTTATACCTTTGATATATCTGACGCTATGTTTAATACCATGGATGAGGAAGCTGCTGATATTAATATAGGCGATGGCATAGGTTCTTTACCTTATGCTTACCAAATTGGAGGCAGTGCTCAATCTACTATTAGCTTTAACAAGGCTGGCTTAGAAGCTCTCTTAGATCATCAAGTACGCTTAGAAGCTGAAACAGTAGGTGGCGTAGTTACGTCTCTAACAGGACTTTATAACCCAACCTTCCTCACTAACTTTGTTAATTACAAAGGAGAGATAGTAGCTACGGGTAACTCTGCTGCTGCACAAGCAAAAGTTGTTGCAGCTATTAGCGAGAAGACACACTTAGAGTCTGGAGAGGTTGTAAACGATTATGTTTATGCAGGTGAACCTTACCAGTTTAAGTAT